CGTTGTACACGTTCATATTGACCTTGTACTGGAGTACGTAACCATGACCAAAAGTCGGACTAGATCTAGAAATAGATCCGTTCCGTTTGAAACCGCTAAGATCTATGATCATAACGATAATCAAATTGACGGATATCTCACGAGCCACAAAGTCTATGACTCTGAAATTCGTGACGTAATCGAGAAGGAGAGCGGTAAAGATGCTCAAATTCCCGGATACGTAGATCCATCTGAACTTCGGATAACGACTGTTAAACAACAGAGAACCCACCTCGAAATAAATAAGAGGCAGGGCTCTGGGGACCCATCAATTGTTGGGGCCATTAGCAAGTCATTTCCAGGTCTTTCTTACAACGATCTACGAGCGATCGTAACGCCGGAATATCCTACAGCCGATCAACTTTTGATTGACCTGATTAGGAGATCCGCGCCGTTACAGACCGAAGTCTCTGTGCCAGTCTTGGCAGCAGAGCTCATAGAAGTTGCATCCCTTTTCCGTATCGTAACAACTAACTTTGTACAACTCGTTGGTTCGGGCTATCTCAATTACAATTTTGGGATAGGACCGTTCCTCGGGGACATACAAAGGCTGTTAAAGATTACCGATAAGATTGAAGGCCGCATTGCGGAATTCAACTCCTTACTGGGGAAAGGTGGACTGAGTCGTAAGATCAATCTGGGTAGCTTCAACACTACCTCTAGATTGAAAAAGCAGTACGTATCTACGTCTTTTGCCGTCATAACTACAGCCGACATCGTAACAGATGTTGAATGTAAGATATGGGGCACCATCCGATGGTTTCCAAAGGATGGGACGGAGATTCCCATAGATAAGCTGAAAAGATTCAACTTGGCCGTAAGGTCTTTGTTGGACCTCGATGACTTTTCTTGGGAGACAGTGTGGCAGGCTATACCATTTACATGGTTAGTCGACTACTTTGTCGAAATTGGACCTCAACTTGAGGCCATTAACGTACTAGACCAGTTTGAGCCCAAGCATGTTTGTATTATGCGAGAGCTAACTGGACGACAGAGACGCGAAGGGTTCCAAATAAGTGCCCCACATCTAGTTCGAGTCACACACGCTGGTTTATACCAGAGCAGTGTTCGATCTAGGTGGGTTTACTCGCCGGAACAAATCGCAGGGTTACGCACTATGGGCTTTTCTCTACTTGATGTAGATGAAGCCCTTATACTCACTGCTCTCTTCTCTCGTATGTTTAAGCATAAAGATTTAATATCTAAGCTTAACAAACAAGTGAAATTATGACCCGTTAAGAGGTCAGCAGAGCAGTCAAACTGAAAGGAAGACAGAATGCCTTCACTACCATCTACACTCAGCTTCACAGTTGAAACCGCAAACGACCTGGTATGCTCTAAAGCAAATCAGGACAATTTCGGCACCACATATCGTGGCAGTCTTGCGACTGCAACAGATAATGTCGTGGCAATTGTGAAAGTCAGCCACCGTGACGAAGGGTCAAAAACCCTTCCTAAAGAACGTCACATTATTGACGCGAAACTTACCTTCTATCCTTTGGATGGAAGTCCGTCTCGTGACTCTCAATGTTACGTTCACTACGTTCGTCCTCGTGGATCAAATAAATCCATGTCGGCAATTGTAGCTTCCGGTATTGTAGACTCCTTAGACGGAGCTTCAACACTCGGAATTGGTGTAACTGACTGGGGTGTTATCTAATTCGATAGCACCACTATGCTGTGGGGATTAACCCGCAACAAAGCTGTAGGCGGTAGGTAGGCTAGGACCATTAACTTGCAAAGGAGCAAGCCGATGACTAATAGCCTATCTATTCTGAGTGGATACGTAGATGCAATGTTTAAAGATATTGCATTCGCGTACCGAGTACCTCGTCATATGAAGCGTGATAAACAACGCCTTCTTCACGAGGTAGCACATCACGGTCTAGAAATTCTAGCCGTGGTACTACCATCCATCGCTAAACACTTTGACAAGTGTTTAAGTGAAGAATTGTACACTCCTTCTGGCTTACCTCTCTCGAGGTCAGTCAATCGGAGAGTAGTGGTTCCTGCATTTATGCAGGATCTCTACTTACAACTCTTTCACTCAGATGGATCGCTTAGGGACTGTCCCGATGTCAATGTTATTTTGGCTATAAGGCAAGCTCTAAAGGGCTTATCTAAAGTTAAACAACAATGTCGAAAGGACAGAATATCAAATGAAGTTGTCAATTTCATCAATATTGAAGCTAGTATCCCTACTCCGGCCCTCAATTGGGAAGGAGTCGATCTTTACGACCATCGCATCTGCGGTGATAGTATTGATATTGGGTTCTGTGTTAGCTCTTCAAGCGAAGAACTTAGCAGAGATCAAGGATCTAGGCTGCGATGTACTGAGTCCTCTCTGGATGATAAATCCGGATTGGAACCACGATTTGCAAATACTTTGCAAACCGTTTCAGACATCGTCGCAAGTTCAATGGGAGACTTTTACACTGAACAGTGTGAAGTCACCGGAGAACTTCTTATACCTAAGCATGGGAGAGGTCGAGTCTCTAACCGTCCAAAAGGAGTATCTAAATACTCCTTCTACGAATGGCCAGACAAACTCGACTTTGTATTCCCGTATGATTACTACGCCGTCCACGACAGTGGACTGGTCGACAGTAATCCACGGGTTACCCGACTACCCGGTGAGTATTCCTCACCTTCTAAATTAATTGCCGTACCAAAGACTCTGAAAGGTCCTAGGCTGATCGCCTCAGAACCATCTCAGAATCAATGGATACAGCAATTAATGTTGAAGCAAATTAATAGTAAAGTAAAGGTAAATAAATACCTGAACAAAGCTATTAAATTCGAGTCACAGGAGCAAAATGCTTCTCTGGCTCTGACCTCAAGTCATAGTGGCAGTCATGCCACTATCGACCTTTCGTCAGCTTCTGATCGCTTTTCCTTATGGACACTCGAAAGAATGTTCCGTAAGAATCCTACATTCTTGGAAAGATTCCATGCTTGTAGGACTTCGGTGATCAAGAATGAGATTGATGACAACTTTGACGTACTTACGTTAAAGAAAGCATTTTCTCAGGGTAACGCGCTCACTTTCCCTGTACAGAGTATCGGTTATACAATAATATGTATAGCCGCTGTACTGGAGACTCGCAACTTGCGAGCAACTCCGCGGAATATTGAGAACGTAGGTTCCCAGGTAAGCGTCTATGGAGACGATATGATTGTCCCCATAGATTCTTTTGATAGTGTTTGCACACTTCTTGAGGCGGTTGGCCTCAAAGTGAACCCAGACAAAACTTTCCAACGTGGGAAGTTTCGCGAGAGTTGCGGGACCGACGCATTCGATGGTGTAATTGTTACACCTTCTTATGTGAAGATTCTGAGCAAACATCCACGTCATGAAACAGCAGTATCAGCTATCGAGTCAAGTAACAACTTGATTTCTAACGGCTGGTGGCACTTGGCAAATTTCCAAGAATCACTGTTAGGCTCTTTGACAAAGAGACTACCAATCATTGCTCAACATGAACAAATCCTAGGACTGAAGTCATTTTCAGGTAGATCAACCTCGCATTTAAGAACGAGGTACTCTCCTGACCTACATAGACTTGAATACAACGTGGAAACGTTAGTAGCCAAGCCAAAAGTAGTTGACCATGAACTAGGTACGAGTCATTTCTTCCAGTGGCAGGTTGAGAAACCTTCCATAGACCTTTTATGGGTCTCCGGAGTTATAGATTCGTCATCCGCAGTAATGCGGAGGGGTTGGAAACCACTATACGAAAGTAAGTGAATTTCCTCCATGGTATGGGTATGAATCCATATCAAACGAGTAGCAGTGCCAC